ATATCAGGGTGTGGGAGGACTACGGAGAATTCATCGCAGAGTATAGCAGACACGACAAGAGATACTGCAGAAGGGCTCCAAGTGCCATTTCAGCCTTGATTGACTTGTTTGATGAAATGGCTAAGGACGGGCTGTTGGGGTCGGGAGGAGGATACAAGCATGTGAATTTTTATGTATAGGCTAAAGCGAATTTAATAGTTAGCGATAATTGAAGTTAACCTCCTTGTGTGATACAATAAACACAAGGAGGTTTATTTAATGGAATGTATAGCCATGTTCACCGTGCCAGGACGACCACGAGGTAAAGAGCGGCCACGCATGGGCCGCAATGGTAAGTTCTACACTCCAAAACAAACAAGAGACTATGAAGAGAGCGTGGCTTGGTTCGCACGCAATGCATACAAAGAAGACCCTACCGAGTTGCCAGTAAGACTTGACCTTATAATAAGATCATCGAAAAGCAGAGCTGATACCTCAAACATCTTAAAAGCCATTGAAGACGGCATGAATGAAATTGTGTATATCGATGACAAACAGATAAAAGAAATTCACATCTTGCGTGTCGAAGGAGACGGTGAAGGAGTGGACGTTACCGTTTCCTTGTTAAAACAAAACGATAGATGAGATAATATTATGCCAAGAATACCAGGCGAGCAATTTATGAAACAAAGAAAGAAGAACTCAGATAAGATATATAATAAAAGCAGACCAGAGAGAGACAGGCTGTATTACTCAAGGCAATGGAAGCAGATATCGATGTTATATCGAAAGCAGCATCCGCTATGTGAGGAATGCGAGCGCAATGGACGGATAACACCGGCGGACTTGGTAGACCATATCATAGCTGTGAGTGATGGTGGGAGCATGTGGTCATGGGATAATTTGCAAAGTTTGTGTATTAGTTGTCATAATAAGAAGCATAGCGAAGGGCAGGGGGATGCAAATCTCTAAAACGTGCATCCATGAACAACGGCGCCGACCTTCGCGCAAGTTTTCGCAAAATTAAAAAGGGGTGGTGTCAATGGGGAGAGGTAGAAAACCCAAACCGACAGCCATAAAGATCCTCGAGGGTAATCCTGGCAAACGACCACTAAACGATTTAGAGCCACAACCCAACAGTGAATGCCCCGAATGTCCGGACTGGCTAACAGATGAAGCCAAAGAAGAATGGCACAGAATAGCACCTGAACTTCATAGAATTGGTGTTTTGACTTATATAGACATGGCTGCATTGGCTGGGTATTGTGAGTCTTTCGCTCAGTGGCGTAGGGCCGTTGAATATCTAAAAGAAAACGGTGATATGCTTGTAATGTATAATGAGGATGGGTCTATAAAATATAAACAGCAAGCACCACATGTGGCTATAGCCAGCAATGCACTAAAGCACATGCGGGCTTTTGCTTCGGAATTTGGCTTGACTCCTTCATCTCGTAGCAAGTTGAGCGTTAAGCCACAGGCTGATAAAACCGAGCTCGAAGAACTATTACAGGGGTAGGTGTAGATAGTGCCGTTCGATAAACAAAAGGCCGACCGGGTTATTAAATTTGTCGAGTCGTTGCATCATGTTAAGGGCAAGTGGGCCGGGCAACGGCTCATATTGGAGCCGTGGCAAAAAGACAAGCTGTTAAGGCCACTTTTTGGGACGGTAAACCCGGACGGCACAAGGCAATACAGAACTGCATTTATAGCCATACCAAGAAAAAATGGTAAGTCGATTTTAGCAGCCACTTTGGCCTTATATGCGCTTTTTGCTGATGGTGAATATGGTGCAGAGGTCTATTCGGCAGCAGCGGACAGGGAACAAGCCAGCCTCGTGTTTAACATGGCAGCTCAAATGATTAAGATGTCGCCGGAGTTGAGCTCGCGATGTAAGGTTATCGACTCTCAAAAGAGAATAGTTTATTACGAAAAGAACTCTTTTTACCATGCCATTTCGGCTGAAGCATATTCAAAACACGGCTATTCGCCCACCTTTGTAATCTATGACGAGCTTCACTGCGCCCCTAACCGTGACTTATGGGACACATTAGCCTCCGGTATGGGCGCACGCACTCAGCCGATGATGCTTGCTATTACGACTGCAGGATATAACAAAAACTCGATTTGCTGGGAAATTTGGGACTACGCTCGCAAAGTTAGGGATGGGCTTATAGAAGATCCTACATTTTTCCAGTTGATCTATGAAGCTGATGAAAATGACCCGTGGGATGATGAGGAAGTATGGAAAAGGATAAACCCAAACTATGGAGTGTCAATACAGCCGCAGTTTTTACAGCAGGAATGTAAGCGAGCGATGGAAATTCCGGCATACCAAAACACCTTTAGGCGCCTATATCTCAATCAATGGACGTCCCAGGAGACTCGGTGGCTTGATATGGAAAAATGGGACGCATGTAGTGGGGAACCGATAATACCAGAGGGTGCTCCGTGCTATTTGGGATTAGACTTGTCAAGCACAGTAGATATCACAAGTGCATCGCTCTTTTGCCCAGAAACTGGGGCTGTCCTCAACTGGTCATGGATCCCCCGCGAGAATATGATAGCGAGGGAGCGGCGTGATAGAGTCCCGTTTTCGCAATGGGAGCGTCAAGGGTGGATCACGGCCACGCCGGGGAACGCGATCGATTATAGTTTCATCCGAAAGAGGATAAACGACATTAAAGAAGAATATCCGGGCCTCCAAGCCATAGGATATGATCCGTGGAACGCCACACAACTGGCCATACAACTTGAGCAAGAGGACGGCATGGTTGTTATACCGATCAGACAAGGGTTTCAGACGCTATCACCGGCATGTAAGGAGCTTGAACGTAGGGTGCTCGAGGGGTCTTTATGCCATGGAGGCAACCCAGTTTTGCGTTGGTCGACAGATAATGTCGTTATAATGCCAGACGCAAACGACAATATCCGACCAGTCAAAAACAAGGCCACAGATAGAATAGACCCGACGGTGAGTTTAATAATAGCAATTGCAGCGTGGCAGCAATCAGAAAGTCCAGAAGAGTCAGTATATGAAACAAGGGGTATAATAGCCCTGTAAGGAGGTGTTCGAGTGCAGGTGTGGGAGCGAATCAAAAAGCGGATAAACACATTGCGCGGCAAACGCGCCTCTCCGCAGGGCAGCCTGGCCAATCCGCCACAATGGCTTTCTAATTTTCTTAGTGGAGGAAACTTGTCGGCATCGGGGCTGCACATTACGGAAGATGACATGCTTAGAGTCTCAGCTGTATATGCATGTATCAATCTCATTTCCAACACGCTTGCATCGCTTCCTTTACCAACATACAGAAGGAAAGATCCTCGTGGAAAGGAACGTGCGAGGGATCATTATTTATACGACATACTCCAGTATGAGCCGAATCCGGAAATGACCGGCTTCGACTTTAGGAAAACAATGCAAGGCCAGTTGGAATTATTTGGCAATGCTTATGCGAATATTGTGTATGATGGAGCCGGCCGCGTGAAAGAATTATGGCCCATACCATCGGTCTACGTTAGGCCGCGCCGCAACGCCAGCAAGCAGTTGCTTGTGTATGATGTGTTTGTGCCTGACGATACGCCAAGAACGCTGTTATCATATGAGATGTTTCACCTTCGCGGGTTTGGTGATGGCCTGTTTGGTTATCCTCCGCTCCAATATGCGCGTGAGATCGCAGCTCTTGCTCTCGCCGCCGAGGAGTATGGCTCAGAGTTCTTTGCTCATGGCGCAGTTGCATCAGGAATTGTCGAACTCCCAGGCAAATTATCAGAGCAGGCGTTGAAAAATTTTCAGGAATCGTTCAGAGAGAAATATGAAGGACTTGGCAATCGTCATAGGATCCTTTTCCTTGAGCAGGGCTTAAAATTTCATCAGACCACGATACAAAATGACAACGCACAGTTCCTTGAGACTCGTAAATATCAAGTAGAAGAGGTCGCTCGCTTCTTCGGTGTGCCACCTCATAAAATTGCTTCATTAGATAGAAGCACTTTCTCCAATATCGAACATCAGTCAATTGAGTTTGTCCAGGACTGCATACGGCCTCGTGCGGTCAACTGGGAGCAGCAGATACGCCGGCAGCTGCTTGGCCCAGAAGGTAAAAAGCGATATTATGTCGAGCATGTGCTCGACGGCCTTTTACGGGGCGATGTCCAGAGTCGTGCGCAGTATTACCGAATCGGTCGCAACGACGGATGGCTTAGCGCAAATGATATTCGAGAGCTTGAGAACATGAACCCAATACCAGAAGAAGAAGGCGGTGACGCCTATCTTATAAACGGCAATATGATGCCGATCACTTCAGCAGCACCGGTAGGAAGGGGGGTAGATGAAGAGAATGGGCAAAGAGAAGATGGAGCGTAGATACACAAACACCACGATAGAACTCCGCGACATCGACGCCGAACCTATAGTCTCCGGCTACGCTGCCCGGTTTAACGAGCAGTCTGAGGTCTTGTGGGGTTTTAGAGAGGTTATCCTTCCCGGTGCGTTTAAGGATGCCCTCGAAGCCCCGGACATAAGAGCACTGTTTAACCACGACCCGTCCCAGATCGTAGCACGAACGAAGAATAACACCTTGCGCGTATGGGAGGACGAAAAGGGCCTCCGATATGAGTTTAGACCGAACATGAAGACCGCAGCAGGACGAGATCTCGTAGAGCTCCTCAGGCGCGGCGACGTCGACCAGTCGTCTTTCGCGTTTTCGATGGAAGGCGGCATTGAAGAATGGGACGATACGGGTGAGATACCAATTCGAAAGCTTGTCAAAATACCGAGGCTCTATGATGTATCGCCCGTCACATATCCGGCCTATCCGTCAACGTCAGCCGGCGTTAGAAGCGCTAAAGAGGTGTTTGAGGAACATTTTGGGAGCATAGAAAAAAAAGGTGTGGATCCTGGCGATGTATCGAGCAAGCTCGCCCCCGAAGCCGAACCTTGGGAAGCACCGAGCTTAGAAGATTTCACCGACGAACAGTGGGGCGACTTGAGCGATGCAGAGAAAAGACGAATTGCCAAACATTTCGCGTGGGCCGCAACCATGCCGCCAGAAGCTTATGGCGACTTGAAATTTCCACACCACAGGCCAAGTGATGGGGCTGTGGTATGGCGGGCCGTATCAAACGCAGCGGCGAGGTTGCCACAGGCCAACCTACCAAACGCCGACATTGACAAGGTGCGCACACACCTCGGCAGGCATTACAGGCAATTCGACAAGACTCCACCGTGGGAAGAAGACTCAGCAAGACAAATAAGACTTAAAATGCTTCGCCGTAAGGCGGAACTTCTATTCATGAAGGAGGTAATATGATGGCAGACGTAAAAGAATTATTGGAGAAAAGAGCTAATATTTGGGAACAGGCTAAAGCTTTAATAGATAAAGCAGAAGCCGAAGGTCGAGACTTTAGTGCCGAAGAGAAGTCTCAGTATGACAAAATGATGGGCGAAATGGACGAGCTCGCAAAAAGGGCCAAGCGCCTCGAAGAGAAACAGCGTATTGAGGCGCAGATGGACGCTCCAGTGAACGAGCCTATCAAGGTGAACCCCGCGTCGGGCAAAGACGTGAAGCGCCAAGCGGATCTTATGCCCGAGTTTAGAGCGTTCATTAAAAGCGGGGTTATAGGCCCTGAGTTGCGCCAACTTCAGGCCGACGTAGACGAAAAAGGAGGCTTCTTGCTTCCTCCTGAGCAGTTTGTCGCAGACCTAATCAAGGAACTCGACAATAAAGTTTTCATTAGGGGCCTCGCCACGGTTATACCCGTTACTACGTCGGATAGCTTGGGTGCTCCCACCCTTGAGGCAGATGTATCGGACCCCGACTGGACGACAGAAATAGAAAGCGTCGACGAAGATACCGCCATGGCGTTCGGTAAGCGGGCCCTCACTCCCCATCAACTGACCAAGCTGGTAAAAGTGAGCATGAAGCTTTTGCGAACATCAGCTATTCCAGTCGAGGGCCTCGTAAGAGAGCGCTTAGCGTTCAAGTTTGCGGCGGCGCAGGAGAACACTTTCCTTAATGGCGATGGGAACAGCAAGCCCCTCGGTGTGTTTTACGCAAGCGCAAACGGAATAAGCACCGCCAGGGACGTAAGCACCGGAAACACTACGTCGGCTATCGCTGCGGACAACCTGTTCGAGGTGAAATACGCTCTTAAAGAGCAGTATCGTGGTGGAGCGCAGTGGATATTCCATCGCGACGCAGTAAAGATGATAGCCAAACTCAAGGACGGCGAGGGACAGTATCTGTGGAGGCCGGGCCTTGCGGCCGGTCAGCCAGATACCCTTCTTAACTTGCCCATCAATGAGTCCGAGTATGCACCGAACACCTTCACCACCGGGAAATATGTGGGGATCCTCGGCAATTTCCGGTATTACTGGATCGCTGAGATGTTTGGAATGGAGATCCAGCGACTAAACGAGCTCTTTGCGCAGACGAACCAGATCGGGTTTATTGGCCGTATGTGGTGTGATGGTGCTCCCGTGCTCGAGTCAGCCTTTGCCCGTGTCAAACTGGCGTAGGGGTGATATTGATGCATGAGCTGAGCAAGAATATCAAGTTAATACTTGCGAAACCGGCACAGGCCGCAGGAATGGATGCAGTCCCATCTGATGTTATTGACATGCAGGGTTTCGAGGGTGTTCTATTCATCACTCGGTTTGGAACTGCAAATGATGGTAACTTCATCAAAGTGCAGCAAGGCAACTTGTCGGATCTTTCTGACGCCGTAGATCTGAAGGGCACTAAGGTTGTGAGTGGCACAGACCCCAGTAATGAGGTTTGCGCTATCGATATCTACAAGCCTACCAAGAGATATTTAAGGCTATATGCGACGCGCGGGACATCGAGCACGCTTGGTGATACTTATGCAATCCAATACCAAGCTCGAAAGGCTCCACCCGTGTCGGCACTTTCTGGAACGTTAGTAATTGAAACGCACGTCAGCCCCGAGGAGGGCACTGCGTAGTGTAGCTGAAGGGGGCCGGCTTAGTCCGACCCCCTATCAAAGAAAGGGGGAAATACAATGGCAAATGTAAAAAACTATAAAGAGCAAGGCGGAGAAGTTCAAGTCATAGAAGGCGAGTTGAGAATATCCGGTGGCAAGATTACAGCCAACGGAACACAGGCCGCTCATATCCCAGATGCCGCTTCTGGAACAGAGGTAACAACGATAAATGCAATTCTCAAAGCCCTTGAAGATGTCGGTATTCTCGCTAGTTCGTAGGCGGTGAGGTGAAATGCACGTTATAAAGCATGTCGTAAACGTTACCACTGCCGCCGACGGGACTGCTGTAGCGTATACAGCCGAGCCGCTCAATGGGCCGATATTGAAGATCATATACACGAAGCCGACAAGCGGCGGTTTTGCCACAGGGGTGGACTTCAATATCACGACGGAGGACACAGGACAAACTGTTTGGCAACAAAACGACGTTAACGCTTCTAAGACGGTTGCTCCTGTAGAAAAGAAGCAAGACACCGCCGGAGTCGATACTACCTTCTTTGATTCGATATATGCAGCTAACGAGCGGATAAAGATCAGCATTTCTAACGGTGGCAGTGGCGCAACTGGACAATTTGTGATACTGGAGGGCTGACAATGCGGATACGGATGATCAAAACAGCCGCAGGCCCCGACGGAGTATGGATAGCAGGCAGGGTTTACACCATACCCGATATACTTGCCAAGCAATATATTATAGCTGGTGCTGCCATATCTCTTGAGCCGGCGACAATAGAGACAGAGGCCATAGAGCCGCAAGAGCGGGCCGTCTTACCTCGAGGCAGAGCAAAGGAGCGCAAGGGGCACGTAAGTAGGGGGTGATGTTGTGTATGTCGAGGTAGGCGCACCGATAGCAGATCTCGTAACACTCCAAGAAGCGAAGTCACACCTCCGGATCGTCGACACCATCTCAACCGAGGTTGAACCAGAAGACCCAGAGAATGAGCCG